CAGTCGCAGAGAAGCTGAGGCATGGAGGAAGAGGGGGGCAGGCTGAAGGGGGGGGGGGGAGGGAGTTTCTTGTGGGGATTACGACAGTGTAATTCGGGTGAATAATTTTTTTCAAAATTGCTTTAGCCCGTTCAACCACTGACTCCACACGACAGTCTCCCCTCACTCTCCTCCCCTGCACCCTTGCTCATCCCCACGCCTTACGGCTACCCTCACGCTGTAGTTCCAATGAAGGAGACATAGCATGGCAGCCTCACCCCAGAAATTGCAGAAGTTGAAATACACCCACGAAGGGATGATAGACCTGATCCTGCAAGACCCGACAGTCACCGCCACAGAGTTGGCCAAGCTGTTCGGGTTTTCCACTTTCTGGGTTCAGCGAGTGATTGCAAGTGACAGTTTCCAAGCCAAGCTCGCAGAGCGCAGAAGGGGTGTGATTGACCCCGTGGTCGCTGCGACAGTCAACGAGCGCCTCATGTCAGTCACCCTTCACGCACTGGCCGTGCTGGAGGAGAAGCTGGACACAGAGGCTAGTGCAGAGACCGCGCTGGAAGCGCTGGGGATAGTCGGGAAAACACTAGCGCAATTGCAAGGGAGTAGAGGGTGAGTGAAGTTCTGACAGCTGAGCAGGAGCCACTGCGGCCTGTGGAAGGACTGGCAACTGTCCGAAGTGCACGGGACTGCATCCGTCCAGAGGACATTGTTGCGTACATCCTGGACAATCCGATGGCACAGCCAGAAGCAATTGCGGCGCATTTCAAGCAACGCCCTGCCTGGCTCATGATGATTCTGGCTTCAGACAAGTTCCAGCGAGCACTCGATCCCTACAGGGACTTGGTGGCGAATCCCCTTTACACTGCTACGATGGAGGAGAGGCTGCGAGCGCTGGCGCTGAAGGGCATGGACGTTATCCAAACGCGGCTGGAGTCCAAAGAAGTCAGTGACCTTCTGGTGCTGAAAGCTACGGAGATTGGGATTAAGGGCCTGGGGCTTGGCCAGCCAAAGGATGACGCAGAGAAGCCTGTAGGGAACGTGGAAAGTCTGGCCGAACGGCTGGTGAACGCCCTCAATCACCAGAGAAGCAATATTCATGTTGCTGATGGGCGCGGTAGCGCCCATGTTACAATTGAAGCTGAAGTTGTAGAGACACGCAATGGCGGTTAAACTCACCGCAGACCTGATGGAGGCGTTCTCTACTGCCTTTCTCAGCCAACGGTTCGACGATGCCAAGCCCACCCCCGAGTTCCACCGCGAGGGCTGGGAGTTGTACACCAGTGATGCCTTGCAGGCAGGGATCATAGCGCCACGGGGGCACGCAAAGAGCACAGCCTTCACCCATGTGTTCATACTCGCTACTGCCCTTTTCCGTGTAGAGGACTACATTGTACTGATCTCCACGAATGAGGAGTTGGCAATTGAACACTTAGGGGATATCTCCAGAGAACTCACTGACAATGAGGATCTGATCAATGAGTTCCAGATCAAGGGTATGGCAACGAACTCCAAGACTGAAATCATTGTTGAAATGCAGGATGGGTATCAGTTCCGTATACTCGCCAGAGGTAGTGGGCAGAAGATGCGCGGCCGGAAATGGCATGGGAAGCGGCCTGGGCTGATAGTCTGCGATGACCTGGAAGATGATGAGCAGGTAGAGAACAAGGAGCGCAGGGATAAATTCCGCCGGTGGGTATTCCGGGCGGTGAAGCCTGCACTGAGACATGGGGGGAAACTACGGATTCATGGAACTGTGCTGCATGAGGACTCACTACTGGCGAGATTTGTCAAAGACCCTGAATGGAAGATGCTGTTTTATAGGGCGCACAAGTCTTTTGATGATTTCAGCGAGATTCTTTGGCCAGAACAATTTTCTGAGGCAGATCTTCGAGCGATTCGCCAGGGATTCATCGAGCAGTTCGACAGCTCCGGGTACAGCCAAGAGTACCTGAATGACCCGTTTGACAACGACTCTTCGTACCTGCGCAAGGAAGATTTCCTGGAGATGGGGAAAGAGGACTGGAACACACCAGTGAGAATCTGTGTCGGGATTGACTTCGCAATTTCCAAGAAGGACAAGGCCAACAGGACTTCGATGACTGTTGCTGGGCAGACGGGTGATAACATACTCCACTTTATCGACCAGCGTGTGGGGCGGTGGGATACTCCAGAAATCATGGACATGATGTTTGCGATCCAAGAGATGCATGACCCTCACACATTCTTTGTGGAAGATGGAATGATCTGGAAAGCCATCCTGCCAATGTTTGAAAAGGAAATGCAGCAACGGAAAGTGTATCTGAATATCGTGGCCGTTTCTCCCATGAAGGACAAGGCGACGAAGGGCAGGGCGTATCAGCGGCGTATGCGCAATGGAGGCTGCAAATTCGACAAGCGCGCAGAGTGGTACGCAGGGTTTGAGGCCGAGAATTTGAAGTTTACTGGCTATAGTGATGCGGTGCTGGATGACCAGTTCGACTCCGCTGCTATTGTCTGCCGGGGGTTCGACAGTATGCCTCTGATGGAAGCTGAGGACCTCATGGATGAAGATGAGCTGTATGCAAGAGGACAGGGGCCCGAAGGCGGGCGTGGAAGAAGTAAAGTGACGGGGTATTGATAGAAGCAGAGGGAGCAGTGATGGGTGAGGAACTCAGTAGAAGCAGGGAAAGCGGGAGAGTGACGGCGAAGCTGAAAATGGAATCGCTTGTGCAGTCTCCGAATATTGCCAAGTTGCTGTCGGAGGGGACTCTGCGGGACTTGGGGCAACAGGTGGTAGCAGGGTACAGGTTAGATTGTGACTCCAGGGCTGACTGGGAACAACGAACAAAGGCTGCAATTGAGCTGGCGCTGCAGGTGGTAGAACAAAAGAGCTTCCCCTGGGTTGGGTGCGCTAATGTGAAGTTCCCCTTGCTGACCATTGCCGCATTGCAGTTCCTTGCACGGGTCAGCCTCATGACAAAGGGGAAGCGACTGGTGAAAGTGGAGCCAGTTGGCTCAGACCCTAAAGGGGACAAGACCGCGCAGGCCAAGCGCATCTCCCGGCATATGTCCATGCAGCTGACAGATGAGGATGCTAACTGGCGGAATATGGATGAGCAGGCGAAGTTGGCCGCGTCTATCATTGGCAGTAGTTTCAAGAAATCCTACTATGATGCTGTACGAGGGGTGAATCTTTCCGAACATGTCACTGCGGCGAATTTTGTCGTGGATTACTTCTGCAAGGATATTGACACAGCTCGCAGGGCCACACACCTCATCCCCATGAGCGAGAATGACCTGCATGAAAGGTATCGCAGGGGGATTTTCCTGCAACTGGAGGATGTAACTCCAGAGCAGCTTCTGGAAACGAACCTCCTGCGAGAGTCTGCTGATGACATTGAGGGTATTCACCGGTCTGTGGTGGGACCCAGCGGAATGCATGACGTGCTGGAGCAGCATTGCTGGCTGGATTTGGACGGCGATGGGTATGAGGAGCCGTATATCGTCAGTGTATATGCCACGAGTGGGCAGGTGCTGCGAGTTGTTGCTAGGTACACTGACACTGGCGATGTGCACAGGGTGAATGATCTTGATGTTGCAAAGCTGGAGCAAGCGAGCTTTCGCACGCAGGATATGGCTGAGAAGAGTAAGCTGGAGAAGGCGGCACACAAACTTCAGCAGGCTGCAGACAACCACATCGTGAGGATTGACCCGACACTGTACTTTACACGATACTTGTTCATCCCAAGCCCTGATGGTGGGGTGTATGGATTGGGCTTGGGGTCACTGCTGGGGCCGATGAATGAGAGTGTGAACACACTGGTGAACCAGCTGTTGGATGCCGGGACGATGGCAGTAACAGCCGGTGGCTTCTTGGGCAGGGGCGTGAAGCTCAAAGGAGGGCAGACTACGTTTGACCCCTTCGAATGGAAGCCGGTGGACTCCAGTGGCAATGACCTGCGTCAAAACATCTTCCCGCTGCCCGTGCGGGAGCCATCAGCGGTACTCTTCCAGCTTCTGGGGATGCTTGTGCAATACAGCGAGAAGCTTTCTGGGGCCACAGATATCATGACAGGGGTATCACCGGGGCAGAATACTCCCGCTGAGACCTCCCGCAATACCGTGGAGCAGGGCATGATGCTGTTTAGTGGGATTTACAGCCGGATGCACCGGAGCTTCACGTCGGAGATCAGAAAGCTGTATGAGTTGAATCGGATTTACCTGCCAACTTCTGGAAGGTTTTTTGAACTGACAGAGAGTGAAAATGCCCTGCTGGCCCCAGATGACTACAACGCGAATAAGTTTCGGATTTATCCGGCGGCAGGGGCAGAGGCAGTGAGCCAAACGCAGCAACGGGCAAAGGCTGCAATGTTGTTGCAACTGGCTGACACGCATCCAGGATTCGACAAGTATCAGGTTATGGTGAACTTCCTGGAAGTGCATGACTTCGAGAATGTGGATGGGGTGTATCCTGACCCCAACGGGCCGAAGGCAGTGCCTGCACCAGTCAATCCGAAGGTGGAACTGGAGAAAGCGAAGCAGGCGCTCGATGCGCAGAAGCATCAAGATGAGATGCAATTGGCAATTGCCGAGATGCAGGGGGCACTGAAACTCAATGAAGCCAAGATCGCAGAGTTGCAAGCAAAGGCAACGAAGGAGTTGTCGGAGGCGAAGGGAGTTGACACAGGGCACCAGATAGCACTGATTGAGGCACAGATTGGAGCTGAAAAGGTGCATCATGATTCAATGGCCAAGGCTCTGGGGATTCTGCAAAAGCATGTGGAGATGCAGCAAAAGGCAGTAGAGCAACAGCAGCAAGAAGCACCAACAACCGCGGCACCAGCAGCAGCCGCTTAACTAGCCAACGGAGTTATATCCTATGCAATTGAATGACCAAGACAGGTATGAATGGGCACACCATCCAGTAACTCAAGAGTTCATGAAGAAACTCCAGGACAGTCTGGAAGAGGCGAAGGATGCCTGGGCTGCGGAGCAATTCGTAGCAGCAACCCCAGAACTCTCCATGCAGTACAATGCAACTGCGCTCGGTGGCGTGAGAGTGTTGAAGGAGCTACTGGATCAATTTGAGACAATGAAGTTATTTCAGGGAGGGGTCGGAGAATGAAAACAAATGCGAACTATGCAGAACTGCTTGGGGCGAAGGTATCGGTCACAGAGAGACCAGCGGCCTACACCCCAGGATGGCGCGCGGCGAAGGGCCCTGCGGAAGGCAATACGTCAGGCTTCAGCGCGACTGGCCACCGTGTGCTTCTCCTTGGCCCACAGGCAGAAGAGGTTACAGCAAGTGGCCTTATCCTGTCGAGAAAAACTGTCGATGAAAATAAAGCGACTGCGGTTCTGGCAAGGGTGGTAGAAATCGGGCCTGATGCCTGGAGTGATAAGAGTACGGACTTTGCCCAGGTGGGAGACGTGGTGCTCATTGGGCAGTATGTTGGAAAGTTCCACAAGAGTGAACTGGATGGCCTGGAATATCGCTTCGTGAGTGATTTGGATATAATCTCCAGAGTGAATTGGCCAAAGGAACTGACTGGGCTGTAGCAAGGGGTTTCTCACGCGGATTACAACAGAGTAATCCCCACAAGAAACTCAAATTATACTGAATAAGAGGATACAATCATGCCAGGTGAACAAAACGTAGCGGGTGCAGCAAGTGCGCCAGATGCAGTAAGCATTGAAGCGGAACTGGAAAGTCTTATTGCCCAGAAGGAACTGGGGGAGGGGGAAGAAACAGGCGGTGATGCCACTGCTAGTGCCCCTGATCCTGTTGAAGCGGCTGAAATCGCCGAAGCCTCTCGCAAAGGCTGGGTGCCCAAGGACAAGTACAAAGGCGATCCCAGTAGTTGGGTAGATGCAAAGACCTTCAATGAGCGTGGGGAACGGTTTGTTAAGACTCTGCAAGCAGACATTGCAGCCCTAAAGGCCCAGCTCGCTTCTTTCGAAGGCACAAAGGCAGCGTTTGTCAAGTTTCATGAAGAGGCGCTCGCTGCGAAGGACGCAGAGATCAAGGCCACTATTGCTGCAATGCGTGTGCAACGGTCGCAGGCAGTTCGAGAAGGAGACGATGATCTTGCGGTACAGCTGGAAGATCGGATTGATGCGCTCAAGGCGCAGCAGCAGGAAGCTAGGGCGATTCCAGCAACGGCTCCTGTTGCTCCCCCAGCCCCCACGCCCAGCCCTGTCCTCACTGAATGGATTGCAGATGGAAATCAGTGGTTTGAAGATGAGCCAACCCTGCGCGCCTATGCTATTGCACTTGGCGACGACATGGTAAAAAATGGCGAAACAGCTAAAGGTCGTAAGTTTTTAGACATGGTCACAGCGAGAATGGCTGAGGAGTTCCCCAGACGCTTCGCCGCAAAGGCAGCTCCCAATCCTCACACAGTTGAAGGCGCTGCAAATGCCTCCAGCTCAAGCAATAGCAAGACAGAACGTGATCTGCCCCTTGCAGACCTGAAATTGATGAAGCAATTTGTCAAAGAAGGCTGGATGACCAAGGAGAAATTTCTCCAAAGTTACTGGGCACGGAACAAGTAAGTCCAACAAGCAATAGTCACCGCAGGCAGCGTCTGCATCCACATAACACAAGCAGGAGATTCACATGGCAGAAGTAACAGGGACAGTGCAAAGGGGAGTTGGAGTAGAAAGTGCCGCAACGCGGGATGCAGCGCGTGTGCAGGCTGCCCGTGAGCGTGCTGGAAACTTTGGCGGCCCCCAACTCAAACTCGCAGTCAACGGCTCTATAGCAGGTCATCACTTGTTCTGGGTCAATGACGACGAAGGTTCGCTGGAAACCCACTTGTACCAGGGATTCAGTTTTGTGGAGCCGGATGAAGTTGGCATGGCGTCCCTGGGAATTGTAGCCGACAGTGATCTTTCTAATCGGCTGAGCCGCTATGTGGGCAAACGTGCTGATGGCAGTCCGATGCGGGCGTATCTGCTGAAATGCCCAGATGATCTCTGGGAACTTCGGGAAACCTCTAGGCACAAGCAAGCAGATGCATGGGAAGCTGACATCCTCCGTGGGCATAAAACTCCTGGAATGGGGCGTTATACTCCGAAGGGCACCAGTACCTCCATCAATCCTCATTATGAGCAGCAGGTTGGCGACGACCAGTAAGCTCTACCAATCACACTTCAGGAGATTCTTAAATGGCAAACGTAAACAGCCCTCGCGGCTTTGTTCCAGTCCGTTACCTCGATGGGTCGGCATGGAATGGTGCTACGAATATATACTACATTCCGGCCACTGACAATACGAACCAGTACAACGTTGGTGACCCTGTTAAATCTGCGGCAGGCGCTGACGCAAATGGTATCTCGCAGGTGACGAAGGCGCTCGGTACCGACACTGTTCGCGGTGTTATTGTCGGGGTGCTGGCATCGACTCCGAATGGCCAGAGTCTGGTGGGTACGACTTTGGACTTGGCTACGCAGAACATCCCAGTTGCAAAAGCCCGCGACTACTATGTGCTGGTAGCTGATGACTCTTCCATCGTGTTTGAACTCCAGGACGATGGCCTGAACACACTCACCGCCACCAGTGCCAACAAGAACGCCAGCTTTACTGTGGCGAATCCTACGGCGCCTCAGCAAAACTCCGCAAGTGTGCTGAATACCGCCAGCGTAGCTACTACCAGTACGTTGAACTTGAAACTGTTTGGCCTAGCCCAGAAGCCTAATAACGCCTTTGGCGCATATGCTGTCTGGAATGTTGTGTTCAACATGCATGAACTGCGTGGTGCCGTTGCTGGCGTGTAATCGCCTCCCAGCGCGCTTCTGCCTCTCAATTCATTAAAAGGAAATCAAAATGGCTGGAATTATCAACACGGGTAGCTACCCGAAGGCACTCTGGGAAGGCGTAAAAGCCTGGTGGGACAGTGCTGCTGCCGGCACACCTCAGTATGCTCCGCTGCTGTTCAAGAAGGAAACCAGTACCAAGAACTACGAAGAATATGTGCAGTCTGTCGGCCTCGGTCTGGCGACTGTCAAGCCAGAAGGCGCCCCAATCTCCTTCGATGGGATGCAGCAAGGCTTTGTGGTTCGCGGCACTAACGTGGCATTTGGCCTGGGCATCATCGTCACTTACGAGGAACTGCAGGATAACCTCTATGTGAAGCTGACCAAAGGCCGTGTTGAGGCCCTGCGCCGTGCATTTGCAGAGACCAAAAACATCAATGCGACCAACATCTTCAATCGCGCGTTCAATGCCAGTTACAAAGGTGGCGATGGTGTGAGCTTGCTGAACACCGCTCACCCGAACTTCTCCTCTGGCACTTGGGCTAACAAGCTGTCTGTGGACTCGCAATTGTCGCAGGCGGCCATCGAGGACATGCTGATCCTCATGATGCAGGCCAAGAATGATCGTGGGTACATCGAGCCGCTGATGGGGGATAAACTGGT